CTTGATGGAGTCGACGTCCACGGACACACCGCGCAGGAACTGCCCCTTGATCTTCCCGTGGACGGTGCGGCCGTCCTCGGTGGACAGGTCCAGCACGCCCTCGCCCATGATGAGGCCGCCGTCCTCGCGCCAGACCTTGTCGATACGGCCGACGTTGACAGCCACGGTGTGCGGCTCACCGCCGTGGCTGTCCTCCTTGTTCCACCTGAGCGGCAGCGGCAGGTCGGCCCAGGTGAGTGCCTCGGGCTTGAACTCCCGGCCGTCGCCGGTTTCGACGCCCTCCACGGTGAGCGGGCCCCGCCACGGGGCGGTCTGGTCGCCACCCATCTCGTCCAGCGGCCTGCCCGCCACTTCCTCGGCGTCGGCCGCCGCACCGTGGGCCAGGGCCTGGACGGCACCGGCGGCCTGCTCGGGGACCGGCACGCACTCGCCGCTGTCCTCGTCCAGTTCCATGCCGGGCGGGCACTGCTTCTCTTCGGCGGCCGTCTGGTTCTCCTTCAGCCGCTTGTCCTTCGGCGTACCTGGGTTCGGCTCGCCCTTTGCCAGGGCCTCGGTCGCTTCGGTCGCTTCGGTCGTCATGACGTGCTCTCCTTCCGCCGCGTCCTGTGCGGCCGGTTTCGTGTCGGCGCTCGCCGTGGTTGCCGGGCTGCGGACCTCCTGCCAGACGGCGACGAGGAAGCCACGGCACGCGTTGCCGTAGCGGGCGCCGGTGCAGTCCCGGTAACCCATCACCGGGTACTCCGCCATGGCGCTGTCCAGGGTGGTGAAGGTGCGGCCGTCGATGGTTTTGCACGGCCCGCACGTACGGCGGTCCAGGATCTCGCTCGCCACGTACGACGACGCCGGGGGTGCCGCGTCCATCACCGCGTGGCGTCCCGCGTTCTGAGCGGCCGTCATCGCGTTGGCCACCGCCGCGCGCACGCTGGTGTCGTCGACCGTGGCCAGCTCCCGGTCGACCTCGGCGGCGATCTGCTCGGACGGCCGGCTGGAACGCAGGAGCCCGGACAGCTTGCGCTTGGCGGCCGTCAGCAGCGCCCCCGACATGAGGTCACTGACCAGCTCCGCGACGGAGGCCAGCAGGCGCCGGCCGGCGAGCGCGGCCGTGACGGCGTCCGCTTCGTCGTCGGACAGCGACCAGTCCGGCACCCGTACGCCCTGCGCCTCGGCCTCGCGCTGGCAGGCCCGGCCCGCCTTGACCGCGTACTCGTCCATGAGGTCCAGCAGCGTGGCGGCGGCGGCCTGCCGGTCCAGGGTCAGCCCCAGCACCGCGTCCAGGTCTCCGTCGGCGAGGTCCCGGGTGATCTGCTCGCGCAGGTCCAGGCGCCATGCGGCCGTCGTCGACCGGAGCGCCTTCATCGCCCCGGCCGTCGCGGCCTCCCACTCCGCGTGCACCGAGGCGAAGTCGGCGCGCGAGGCCCGCTCCAGATCGGTCGGCTCACGGCGCCGCGGCCCGGCGGCAGTGAGGTTGACGGCCGTCCCTGCGAGCGGGATGTCCCGGTCGTCGTCGCCGAAGGACAGCCGGATGCGGTCGAACGTCACCGGGCCCAGCCGCTGCTCCAGCTCGGGGAGGAGTGCGGGGTCGTCGCTGTACGCCGCGCAGACGTGGGCCGCCCACGGGCTGTGCTGCTGCGGCAGGTCGGGGCGTTCGTGGGTGGATTCCAGCGCGTCCTGCGCGAGCCACCGGGCCTCGTACAGTGAGCTGTCCGCCGGGCCGGCGTCCGGGTTGTCACCCACAGACCACACCCAGCACGGGTAATCCCCGTCGCCGTTCCAGTGGGCGGCGCCGAACGCCTTGGCATGGACCGGGGGCACCTGCTCCGCGCGGGCACGTACGAGGCCCTCCAGCTCGTTCCGTTGGTCTTCGGTCCAGGTGGACCCGTCGTCACCGAGGAAGAACAGCGTCAGGTGCAGTTCCTCCGCAGGCTCCCCGCCGGGTATCGCGAGGCGCTCGGCGTCCTCGGCCGTCGGCATGAGGGCGATCATTCCGCCCAGGGTGTGTGAGCCGTCGGCGGCGGCCGTCACGACCGGCGGGTGCGGATGCGTCCGCACCACGGCCCGCGTGCCCGGAGAGAGCTGACTGCGCAGCATGTCCCCACCTTCGTTGACCTCGGCGTAGCCAGTCATGCGCGGATCCACCGACCCTCCCTGATGAACCCGTGGTCGCCGCATGAGCAGAGCACCGACGGACTGAGCGTGAGCGGATCCCAGCGCTCCACCGTCCAACGGTTGGTCCGGCTGGGCTCCACCTGCCGCTGCACCTCGCCGTCCAGCGTGACGAATCCGGCGCAGTCCTGGCCGACGGAGTTCTTGTGGTAGATCGTGAGCCCCCACTTCTCCACGTCCGGGATCCCAGCGAGCTGCGGATTCAGATCACGGTCCGGGTACCAGCCCGCCCACTCGGCGGTGTGCCCGTCGCCGAGGTCGATTCGTTCAGCGCGCTGCTGCAAGGCCGTTCACCGCCCTCGGCGTCAGCGACGTAGTGATCATGGATGTGATGTCGGCGTAGGGGCTGCGGCCGTCGATGACCAGGCGGCCGAAGGCGTCCAGGTGGCACAGGTACGTGCCGGATGAACCAGGCCGGATGGTCGGTGCCGCCGTGGCGACCGCGTGCGTGAACGGGCACGAGTACTCGTGCTCACCGCAGATACCCGGGTGCAGCAGGTCCCACCGGTTGCCTACGCCGACCCGGATCATGTGCTGAGTCCGGGCCTGCTGCACGAGCAGTTGCGCCCGCTCGGCGGCGGCTTGCTGATCCCGGGACGGCGGCCCGGTCCGGTCCTGCGTCGGCGGCGGCTCATCGCTATGCGGCGCGGCGCGGCCGGCGGGCCCCTCGGCGGGCTGCTGCTCGCTCGCCGGCGGCGGGGTGTCGCCCTGCTGCACGGCTTCGGCGGTGCCCGGGTCCTGCGGGGAGACAGGGACGATCTGCGGCACGTCCTCGCCGATGAGCTGGGCGAGAGCGGACGCGGCGCCGGACGGCAGCGTATGGATGATGACCTTGAGCGCCTGCTCCTTCAGCTCCTCGTCGGTCGGCTTGTCGTCCTCGTCGAACCCCAGCTCCCGGCGGTACGCCGAGCCGCTCAGCTCCAGCCGGTCGTATGCCAGGGTCGCATTGCCGCTGCGGTCCGGGCTCAGGGCCAGCTCGCTCATGTCGTACCAGACGACCCAGGCGGCGGGGTCTTCGCCGGAGGCTGCCAGCCGGGGCTGGAGGTAGCCGCGTGTGAGGGCGTCGCAGATCAGTTCAGCGGTGGGGGCGATGTGGGTCTTCAGCCCCGATTCCTCCAGTTGCCACTGGCCCCAGTGGTTGACGTCGCCCATGCCCAGGAGCACCTCGGCAGGCATGTCCAGCTTGGTGGCCAGGCGCTTGATCGCGCTGTCCCGCCGTTCGATGATCTTGTCGTCGATCTTCAGGGTGAAGTCGACATGCTTGACCTTGTCGATCGCCTCGGCCGGGCCCACCAGCGGGATAGGCACCACGGCGGACGCGGTGCCCGGGTTGTCGATCGCGGTAGCCGCTATCTCGATCCACTCCGCCATCAGCGGGTTGGGTTCGTCCTCGAACTCCTCGCGCACCGGGAACGACAACTCGTCCGGCAGGAGCAGGAGTCCGGCGGAGGCGAGCCTGCTCAGGTACTCGGCCGTGATCTTCCGGTTGACCAGCTCCAGTTCGCGCATGACGTCGCGGGCGCTGCGTGCCGGGGAATCGGCCATGTGGAAGTAGCGGTCATGGGGCCGCCAAATGCGGACGACGTGGTGCTCCTTGGCGAGGTCCCGCCAGTCCTGGCCAGTAGTCGCTGACTCCTCGTCCATCACCTGGTACTTCTGGCCCTGCACGCGGATCTCGTCCACTGACCGGACCTGCCAGCGCTCGGCCTTGCCGTCCTGCTCGCCGACCAGATAGCCCTCGCCGGGGAGGTCGAGCTGGACCGTGAGCCGGCGCATGAGCTGGGACTGACCGGCGACCCCACCGCCGAACAGCATCATGAGATCGGCGGCCGTACCCGAGGTGACGATCTCCGGTTCGTCCGAACCCGGCTTCAGCCGGGCCGCCCGCAGACGCACCCGCGAGAGCATGCTGGCCCGCCAGCCGACACCGTAGTTGAACTCGCCGAGCGTGTCGTGGAAGCGCCAGACCTCCTCCTGCCACTTCTCCGTGCGGCGCAGGAATTTGGTCTCCGGGCCGGGCGGCGGGGCGGCGGCGGCCGTCAGCGCCTCGCGCGGCGGTGGTGGCAGTGGGACAGGCTCGTGCGCATGACGCCCCCGGAACACGTCGTACCACGGCATACGCAGCCTCCCCGGATCGGATCGGTGGGCATGGTAGCCGCGATCATCCGAATGGCCGCTTTCACGGCAAACCGGCTGTGGACGCACGTGAGCCCCGCCGGCCACCACACCCGCGAGGCTCACGCGCTCAGTGCACCCTGACCCGAGGAAGTCGGGGAAACGCGGAGCACCATACGCCTAAAGGTCATTTACACCTACTCGCACACGAAGGCCCCGGAGCGTGGATGCTCCGGGGCTCAACCGCCCGCCACTCAGGTGAGGGTCAGCGGGTGACCGGGCGCGTAGGCACCCTCACCGACCCCGATCACCGTATTGCCGGTGACGTAGACGCTGCGCACCACCAGGACGTCCCGGTCGGCGTCCAGGCCGAACGCCTCGCGCTCGTCCGGGGTGGTGGGCCGGACGTCCACCGTCTTGGACGCCACCTTGACCGGGTTGCCGGAACGATCCTGGTAGAGAGCCTGCCACGTGGGGTCGCAGGCTTGAGGTTCGTCGACCTCCGGTACGACGTCGGCAACGGCGATGTGCACCCACGACTGCGACGCCTGAACGACTTCGTCCCCGCGATTCACGGTGCGGACCCGGTTCACGCACTCACCATCCCCGAGGTGCTCCGCGACCCAGCCCGGCGCCTGCACACGGGAGCTGCTCTTGTGGTGGATTGTCTCCCCGGGCTGCGTGATGCCCTGGATACGCTTCTCGCCCGCGATGAGCCGGCGCCGGTCAGCGACGAACACGCCCACCCCCCGCTCGGAGTAGACGTAGCCCTCGGCCTTCAGCAGCCCGATACCCCGGAAGACGGCGTTGTCGCTGATCTCGAACTGCTTCATCAGGGCCGACGTGGGCGGGAGCCGGTCACCCGGCTTCAAAGTTCCCAGGTCAATGCGTGCTTTCAGGTAAGCGACCATGCGCGCCACGGTGGCTGCCATTGGGGTCTCCTCGGGTCTTCCTATGGGATGTGGTTGACGGTACAGGATTGGTGCTCTAGCTTCCTATAGGAGGCTCCTATAGGAAGTCTCACACGGGTATGCCCATGGATTCGCTAAATCACACATGGACCACGGAGGACCGCATGGCCGCCACCATCGCTCTGACCGACGTCGCGACCACCCGCCGCGCGGCCGAGATCCACGCCACGTGGACGGCCGACCCGGAAATGCCCGACGTCGCAGGATGCATGGCCGACGCGGTGAGGGTCCTCGCTGTACGAGCCGCCGTGCACGAGGCGACCGGCGACGAGGACGCGGCGGCCCTTCCGGCGCCGGTGGCGGTGGAGCTGTCCGGCCTACTGCTCGGACGCCAGTTCCCGGAGGTACACGATGTGATGAACCGGTCGGGCCACCGATTCATCGCAGGTGAGCCGGGCACACGCTGGCAGCCGGGAAGCTACGCGCACCAGGTCTACGTCGGAGCCTTCGGTCCAGTAGGCGGCCGACACTGGACGGTGTGACACAACCGAGCACGACGAAACCCCGGGACCTGTGGTGGAGTCCCGGGGCTTCGTCGTGCCTGCGGTCAGTGAGTGGACGTGCTGGCCTCGGCGCAGGCGCCGCACGGGCGGCGGTGACAGGTGCCGCAGACGGCGGGCGGGTAGAAGCTGCGGGTCTCCTGGCGGAGGAACCCCTTCTCGCAGGTGCAGGCGTTCACGCACGCCGGGGTCGACGACCCCACCGGCTCGTCTGCCGGGATGATGGAGATCAGTGCGTCAGCGCGCTCGGGGTTGTGCGGGGTCAGGTTGACCCAGGGGCCCTCAGCCCCGAAGGTCCACGCCCGGCAGCTCGGGCAGTCGGCCTCGAACGACCCCGGCTGAGCGACGAACGCCGCATACAGGTAGGTCGCCCAGCGCAGGCTGCTGCCGCGCTTCAGCGGTTGGTCGGCACTGCCGACCACCAGGTCACCGGCGCGCACCTGGTCCGCGCGGACGACGGTCAGCCGGTCCAGGCTGTAGCCCACGGGCAGGAGCTTTACGGCCTCGCCCTCGCGAGCGTAGGTGACGACGGGCAGCAGCTCGATGGCGACAGCGGTCATGGTCGGTTCCTCTTTCCTTGGTCGGTCGGGCCCCTGCCCGATGACTTAATTAAATCATAGGTGGGGCCGACGGGCAACCCCGGAAGTCAGTCGCCGTGCAGGTCGCAGGACGGCTGGTCGCACGGCTGGCTGATCTCGGCCTGGCGGGCGTAGTGCGCCTCCCGGCACGCCTTCAGCCAGTCGTCGCCGTCGGTGTACGCCGGGTTCCACGCGGTCCAGTTGCCCAGGGCCTTGGCCAGGTGCGGCCCGTCGTAGAACTCGCTGTAGCCGAACATCGCGATGTGGTTGACCCAGGACGCCCGGCTGGACTCGTAAGACCGGCGGCTCATGTCGTGGCCGCTGCTCGGGTTGATGTCCTCGACGTCCACGCCCATGGCGA